GGCAGCCAGCCGTTCCACCGCTTGTGTAGTAGTCCAAGCGAGGCACACCGCTTGCAACGCTCTCAATCAATCCACTTGCGTTGACCCTTGTTGCCGTAGTCGCCCGGGTAACATTGAAGTCGCCCGATGCTCCCAAGACCACACCGCCCGAAGTCGTTGCTAAGGGTGTGTATAGTTTGCCCGTTTTAAAGCGAGCAGGGACAAGGATAAGCGATGGTGTCGGCATTCTTAGAAGTTGTAAATAACTGCAAAGCGATTGAACAGGCATCCATTCACGGCAGCCTCGGCAGCGGTTGCACCGTCAGCGGTTGCCCTTGCGTTGAACAATGCCCACACCCCAGCAGCAACGCCACCTTGGAGCATTGATGTCGGGTAGCCGTAGCCGTAACCTATCAGCATCTTAGAGGAATGTGTAACCGATGACGGAACCTGCGGATGGAGTAACGGCAGTAATCTTGCCTCCGTTGCGACCGCTGATAACGATGCCAGCGGAAACGGATTTGCCACTCATAGCGTAAGCGGTTAGAAGGTTCTCGCTTCCAGTTCCGGTCAGGGTTGTAAAGGTCGCAGCGGTGTTGACTACCAAGAAGTCGTAGTTCTTGCCGGTAACAACAGCATCGACAAACTCCATCGTACCGCCCTGACCGAGCATTTGTTGCAATATGGGTGTAGGCATTTTTTAGCGTTTAAATGTAAATGTAGATTAGACTGGAATTTCACAAACCGAGTGAGAGTAAGGGATTTCAAAAGTCATCGTCGCCTGCCATCCTGCGGTGCGGTCATCCCGGCTCTCTACGAACCTCGTTAGACTCACGGTGGATGAGAGGGTCCAGTCTTCGCTTGGGTCGTTTGTAAGCGATGATATGAAGTCCTGTGCTATCTGCAACTGGTCGCTTAGGACCTCATCTTCGTTATCCTGCCAACCCAGCGTAGGGCTGCCCGAAACCACTCCGCCCATCGGCTTAATGGACTCAACTCTATCACTAAAATATACCCCAACCACCAAGTCCAAAGTACCAGCGTCAGTAGTTGCAGACTGAACGTCCGCAAACACGAGCGGATAGACGATGCGTTCACGGCTTGGGGTTCGTAGGTTGATGGTGTTGTCCGTGCCGATTGCAAGAGGGTCGCCCGTCCCGAAGGAGTTGACCTGTGGATGAGCATTTGCAAGGTCCAGCAGGGCTTGCTTGATTTTTATCCAAGACATAGTTTTGCAGTTTCAGTATGTTTTTTTTATGCGCTCCCATGCTTAGCAGTCGTTACACGCCCCGAATTGGCCGTAGGGGTAGGGGTAGTCCAAGTTGCTGATTCCCATCCTCCTGTTGCGGTCCAAGACCATCCCGGTGCGGTAGTTGGTGGCGTTCGGGTAAATCGTATCCAAAGCAGATGGAGGCGAGTTCCAAAGAGGGTAGGAGTTGCGGTTTTCCATGAGGTATCGAGTAATTCGCTCGGAATACCACTCGGCATCGTTCTTGACCTTATCGGTCAGCCGGGTAATCTCTTCCATGCTCATCTGCGAGGACTCCTCGCTGGTTCTACGGACCATACCCTTGTTCATGTACTTAAACGCAAGGACCATCGGCAACTCGTAGTAGAGCCATTGAATCATTGCAGGCTGAATGTAGTCCTCCAAGAGCGTTTGGTTCAGGGCAGACGTTGAACCGCTGACGACCTGTGTAACCAATTCCCCGTACAACGGAGAGCCAACGATGGGCTGAATCCGCATCTCTTGGACCTTGATGACCGTTGGACGGATTTGGGTGTAACTGACGTTCTCGTTGATGATTGAGTTGTCGAGCAGCGTTTCTTCGCTTATGAATAGTGCCTTCATGCCTTGCTGATTTTATTGCCTTTGCGGATGACCAACTGCTGCTCCCATACATGGCGACATTGGGGGCGATTCACTCCGCTCGGTGTGTGATACCAACCGCCCCTCCTGTTCCAAACGGAGTAGCCCATGATTGCAGAAATCCCGTCAATGTCGTCCCTCGTGTAAACCTTGCCCTGTCCTGCCAAGTCAAGCATCACCTTGCAAAACTCACGGCTGGAGCCTTTGTCCTTGTTGCTGAAACCTGTGGCCCAAGCGTATTTGTAGCGAACCTCTAAAACTGGCTCGGCAACTTCCTTGACATTCTTGGGAAGGTTCTGCTCGGCAATCTTGTCCACGGCCCTGCTGATTGGGTAGCGGTCCTTGGTGATTAGGTAAGCGACTCGCTTGGCGACCTTCGCCTTGCTGACCCCAAATTCCTTTGCCATTTCTTCAACCGATGCGTCCCGGTTCTTCTTGCGATACGCTTCAATCTTCTTGTCCAGTTCGACTTCTTCCTCGCCCAGTTCGGCAAAGGCCAATCGGATGTTTTCGTCGATGTTGGTGTCGAACCGCATGGGCTTGGAGTGCATGACGTGGTAGTCGTCGGCATGGCATCCGAACTTGCTTGCAACGACCTCCAAGACTTTGAATTCTTCATCGCCCCATCCGTAGTCCTCGTCGTCCTCTTGACCCCATTGAGGCTCGCTGAACTCTTGGGCCTGCACTCCGAGCATCGTGTCAATCTCTTGTGATGATAGCCCAAAGCCTGCTGACAACATGGTCCGAGCCATTTCCAACGTGATTTTCTCTTGCATATACTGCCTGACAATACGCATCAGGTTTTGGTACTCACGGCCCGACAACTTCTTGATGTTGTCATTGCTCGACAACTGCTCCACGGCTTGCGGTTGCTCGTCGGGTTGGGGATTAGGTCCAACCACGTCGGCAGGCTTCTCAAGAGGTTGAAGACCTGCTTTTTCCCTCAATTCGTCTTGGGTCATAATCTGCAAGAGGGCTTGTTCGCTTAGTCGCTCCGTGATGGGTTCCACAGGTATCAGTTCCATCCCTTCCACGCCATTGAAGGAGCCGAGGTAGTTAATCATCCGCTCCACTTTGCGGACCCGGTCGTTCACATATGTTGCCTTGAATAGTTCGTAAGCCTCGACCAATTCGTTGCGTCCACCCAATTGGCCTTCGGTCTTGACTCCGAAAAGCATGGGGTTGGTTACACGGTGGGCGATGAATATCTCTTGCTGGATAGCCTTGTTCAAAATCTCGAACTGCTTGTCCATGTCGCTCGGAGTGAGCGGTTCCAACGTCGGGGCCTTGGCTGCGTCGTCGTTGAAGGTTACAACAAAGCGACCAGCGTTATCGGTTCCTGAAAACTTACGCTTGATTTGCCTTTCGATGTCGCCCTGCTCTTCGGGGGTCGGGATTCCGTTGTTGAAGTTTATCAAGTACCCCCCCCAAAAGTTATTTCGAAGGTTGTTGTTGTGGAAGTTAGCCACTTGCACGTCTGCCTCAATCCAAGCATTGCCTCCGATGTATTCGGGGAGAGGATAGTGCTTCACGCCTGCTGCATAGACCCTGTAATAAAACAACTGCTTACCGAGGCGATTCTCCGGGTCGAATGCCGGTATCTTCTCGATGTCCCCGACCTTGGGGAACAACTGCATCATGTCGTCGTTGTACCAATCGGCAACTTGGAACATTTTGTCCTCTTTGTCAACCCTAATTTTCTCAAACGGGACGTGTTCCATCTTCGCAATCGTGCCAAGTTTGGACCAAGTAACTGCAACCGCAAAGCCGTTGAATAGTTCTAAGTCAAGGACCAGTTTCTCGGTGATGTCGTTCAAGTCCTCCGTGCTTGACATTCCATCGAAGAACTTGATGAAGCGGGCCTCTTGTTCAACGGTCAGGTTGTCGCCTGCCTGCCATCCTCCGCCCATGATGTAGTTGACCTTGCCGTTGACAATAGCGTTGTGCTTTGACGACCTGCGATAGTTGTCAAGGAGGTAGTAGGGATACTCATTCGCAAAGCCGTAGGTAATGTACTTGCCGGAGCGATTTTCCAGCATAACTGGAACTTTATGTTCTATCCCAAGCCATTGGGTGAAGTGCTGCGTTGACTTGCTCATAGGGTATGGGCGGTAAATGAAAGGGCTGAAATCGTGATACTTGCACCGCTTGAAACTGCGTAGATGTAGATGGTGAATACATCGTTGACCGCACCTTGCAAGACGGTTTCCGTAAATACCCCATGGCCGTCTATGTGGCTCGTCGTAATTTGGGTCATTGACTGGTCAATCGGTGTGCCGTTCTTGGCGATGTAAACCTTGACTTGGTTGTTGTTGCCCTGCGCAAAGACCATAGATGCAGCGATGCGAAGGGTCGCACTTGTTGTGCCTGTATAGGTCAGCGATGTCGTAGTCCTTGAAAAATTGTAGGTTGACAAAACGCCCGATTTCATCGCACTTGTCAACTTGACCCGTTGCCCTTGCGTCGGGGTAAAGGCCGTATCGGTGTCGAGGTAAAGGTTCGCAAAGCCCCTTTCACGGTCAAGCGTTGCGGTATCGGCAAGGTCGTCGAATAGACCGCCTACACGGGATGCGGTATTCGCCCCGGCAGCGGTTTCGTTGGTTATCGTTAATGCACTCGCTTGGAGTTGGCTTCGTGTTTGTACGCTCATGCGAAGGATTGGTCAAAGGTTGAGTCGAAAACCCTCACGCTGGATGCGAGAAAGGTGTTGTAAGTGATTGAATTGGCGTAGGTGTTGAATCCTACCGTTGCGGTTTGTATAAATGCCAAGCCCGTTTCAACCACCGCAAGGGCTGCTGAAACCGTGCTATTGGTATCGTAAACTTCATACTTATACGAGCCTGTTTCAATCGACCCCACGGCAAGCGAAAATTGGTCATAGCGGTTGGTGTAGGAAGAAAGGTTGGCAGATTTCAGCAGGGTATAGTCCGTCGTAGTGTTCTTTGCGATGCTTGTGAGTCGCAAGATGTAGCGGTCCCCCGTGCTGGCTCGCTCGGTCCAAGTAACCGTTATCGTGTTGGTTGTGTCAGGGTTCAGGTAAAGCATCTGCTTGTAAATGTGCGATGCCCCCGAATTTCACAATTTGCGCCCAATTCGCCTGTATAGTTCGGCTCGTTTCTTGGCGGTTTCAGCCACGTTGAACTGCTTTTTGATGTCCCTTGTTAGGTTGTCAGCCAAGCCTTTACGCAGGTCGGGGTCAAGGATTAACTGCTTGATATACTTGTACCAGTCCTTGGGCTTGTTGTAAGGAACCAAGAACCCGTTCTCTCCGTGCCGAATTACATCCGTGTAGGGGATGGTTTCGCTTGCGATGATGGCCTTGTTCATCCACCCTGCCTCGACCACCTTCAACTCGGATTTCAATTTGTTAAACTTGGTGTCCCGAAGCGGTGCAAGGGTTACGTTCACGAAGTTGTAGCCACCCACATAGGAATAGATGTCAGCAGCCTGAATGCGTCCGTAATTCGGGTTGTTCCCTTGGTCGCTGATTATTTTCTCGTAGCCCTCATATACTGGATTGTTGTCGTTCCACCCTCCGAGATAGAGGCGGTACTTGCCGTCAAGGTTTGCGTCCCAGCGTAACTTCTGCATCCCCTCACGCAGCAGTTCCATGTCCTCGCCATGCTGCGCACCACCGAACCAACCGAACTTGACAAGGTGCTTGTCGGGTTCTTCTTCGGGATTCGGAATAAACTGCTGATAGGCTTCGTAGGGTTCATTCTGCAAAATGCTCACATTCGCATTTAGAGGCCGTATGCGAGAGGCAAGGTGTTCGGTGGTACAAGTTACCCAATCAGCCAATTTGATGTGCTTACGTATGACCTCAGCAAGTTTGGTTTCGTGGTAATGCCGGTACATGATGTGGCCACTCTCAAGGACCCAGTAATCGTCCAAGTCAAGGATGACTTTGGCCCCGAATTGGGTCAATGCTTTGTAAACATTTTCGACCTGCTCCATCGTGCCTTGACACCAAAGCCTGCTGAACAGGAACAGGTCAATGGACTTCAACCCCTCGTCGCTGATGGTCGTGATATTCTCGACGCAGACATAGTCAAACTCCGGGTAGTTGTCGCCAAGGTATGCGTTCGGCATTTCGAGGCGGTAGAAACTGCACCCGGTTGGATGGGCGTTGTAAACGATGCAAATCTTCATGGCCGTAAAAATAAGAAGGGCAGCCATTGCTGACTGCCCCTCTCAAACCTCAGTGATGAAAACCTAAGTCAAAGATATTACGAACCGAGTATCTGCGTAGTCGATGGTGTAAAGACTGTTGATGCAATCAGGAACATCGGGTCAGGCTCCATTCCAGAAAGCGTTATTTCGTAGCCGTTTCGGTCGCCAAAGGCAGTGCCACTTCCAGCGGTTCCAGCGGTTGCCTCGAGGCCATTTATAGCACCCAGCAACCAGTAGCGGTTGTTGTTGTCTTGCACGATG